AATTATCTTCAAGCCGCAGTCCCAGTTGTCAGAGCGCCAGTGCCTTGGATCGTGATGGAGGCTTCCACCATGCCATCAAAAGAAGCGTTCACAGTCTTGCCCGTCACGATGGCAGAGCCATACATATAGGTGTCACCAGTGGTAGCGCCTTCAGGATAGAACTTGATCGTGACTTCAGAGCCAACAGACAAGGCAACTTGACCGCTGGTGTCAGTCTCGTCCCAATAAACGTCCACAGAGCCGCTAAACGTCTTCAGTGAAGGCTTGTAAGTACGAGCCGAGTCGCCCATGGTCGTGTCTTCCACGGTGTCGGAAGTCTCAGCAATGCTGAAAGAACGAATCTCGGCAATCGCCGAAGTTCCAACGTGGACTGTGCCCTCTTGTCCTTTGTGATTGCTCATTTTTAACCCCTTTCAAGGTTCAATTTTGCCACATTATGTAGCGGTTTCAATATCATTTTCTTTGGTTGAATAGGTCACTTGCACAGTAAACCGACCAACTCCGACAACCTTTTCGCCATCACCTGAATAATCAGATTCAAAAGCGACAACGTCTAAACCTTTTGCTTTCCCGCCAAGACTTGCATTCGTATAGAGAGCTTCTTCAACCTCAAGTGAGATAGCGTCTATCGTGTCATCAAAGGCAGTATTCGCCATTACATAAGCCTCCACCATGACCTCCAGAATCCTAATCTGTGTCCGTGGTGCGCCTATCGTGTTGTTTTGGATTTCCTCTGACTTGGTGTAAATCGCCAATCCTGGCAACTTTCCAGTCTCCAGAGGATAAATTCTTGACTTGTAAACCCGATTGCCAGTTGTTGACAGACCCGTCAAGGCAGTGACAACAGCATCGCGGATTTGTTTTCTAACGTGGCTCATTGTTTCTCTAGGACGATTTCAGTCATCCCAGTTCCATCGTCTTGAACCACTCTTGAGAGATAAGTAACACCAGAAACGACAAAAGTGTCACCCTCTGTGCAGTTAACAACATCAGCAGTTCGGCAAGTCAATTTTGGTTGCTGGATAGCAAACCCGACCGTTCCACCTGAGTCAACCTCAATGAATTGATTGTCAAAAATAGCCGTGATCGTGGCAGGCGATCCACCTTGTACTGTATAGGTCACAGACTGACCGAAATCAGTCAACATCACCAAACGATCAGCAGCGGTTTCGACAGCCATCACTCAGCCTTTTTGGGGCGTCCTCTACGGACAGGTTTCTCAGTTGAAGTTTCTAGCCCAATCGAGCGATCAACTGTTTCAATCTCTACGAACTCACTTGCGCGATTGTTTTTAATCATCAAGCGAGCCTCGCTCTTTGGCAACTCAAGGACATGACCAGCCCGAGCATTGCCCAGACTGGTCATAGTCCCCCTGAGAAAGACTATTTTCATGGAGCCAGATTCACTAGCCCCAGAGAATTTCTCAGTTGTCAGCATTAGGCGATGTCCGCATCACCCAAGCAGAACGACACAGCGTGACGCACTGCAACGTCAACAGACTGCATTGCAACGATTCGAACCGTGCCGGTGGTGCTGGAGGTGTAGGGGTCAACCAGAATATCCAGACCGCCCCACATACCGATCAGCAGGTCGGCAAAGTTACCGAAGTAAGCATCGCCGGTTGCGGCTTGGTTCGACACGATGGTGCGATAGCCGTTCATCTCGCCGTTTTGCAGCACAAACAGACCAGAACCGCTGTCCTTAGCGGTAGTCTTCAGAGCGCCAGCCATAGCAGCGTTGATGATGTAAGCCAGATTGCCGCGCAGAGCGTTATCGGCTGCAACTTCGGTTTCCATGCCAACGATTTCGGCGAACGTGGGGTTCGTTGCGGCGAAGTCTTTGGTGTTGATGCCAGAGGTAGCACGAATGCCGGTCGGTTGACCAGACGAACCCGAACCACTCAAAGCGCCCAAGTCAATGGCGATTGCCAGGGATGCAGCCAAGTCATTGCGAATCAGGCTTTCAACATCGGGCGAACCTTGCATCATCAGATTGCGGGTCACATCGGTGAATGCGCCAACAGTCTTCGGAGACATGGTGATCGAGGTGAAAGTAGCCTCGCTCTCGCTGGCAGCAGAGCCTTCAGCAAACCAACCGCCGGACGAAGTAGCAGACTTCTTCGGGATTTTGACGTTGCCTTGCAGACCAGTCAGCATCGTGGCGCCAGCTTGCATCACGCTCGAAGCGTTACGCAGGGCATCCACAAAAGCGTCAGGACGGAAGTTCTGACCAACCAAACCAGCGTCATCGGTGGTATTCAAATCACGCTTGTTCCACTGGCGCAGAACGTCAGCGGGAACCAGAATGCCTTGAGCCGATTGACCGAAAGCGCGTTGGGCGGCTTCGGAGCACTCGAATTCGAAGGCGGCTTCTTTTTGCAGAGCGCGATCAGTGGGGTTTGCCAGGGCGCGGAGAGCGCGCATCAGGCTGAAACGCTTGATTTCGGTTTGGTTCAAGCCAACGTCTTGCTGGACGGGAGCGTCAAAAGCGCGGCTCTCAACAGCCACATTCACGGAGTTTTCCATTTTTGTTTCCTTTGGGGCAACTTGTGCCGGAGTTTCGATTAAGCCTTGCGGCTCGGCTTCAGAGGTGACGGTCGCATCGCTTCGCCCCACCCCCACCGTGACATCGGCAGGGATAGAAACTATGCTGGCTTCCATCGGTCGCCAACTCGTTGCGCGATAAATGGCTCCATTGTTCTCTTTCACCATCTTGGCGATTGAATAACCGATGGAGACATTGCCGCGAATGTTGTCAGCGACATCACTGTAAACCTCTGAAGCCAGTGCGTTTTTACTAAAGCGCACCGTTGCCCTCAACTTTCGGGCCGAAGCATCAAGGCTCACAGATTCGATAACGCCAATTTGCTTCTCAGGATCGTGATCCAAAAGCAAAGGCGCACGACCAGAGTTAATGAAACTCAAGTCGATTGATTCAGGTTTATGGTCAAGAACCTCGTCACCATAAGACCGCTGGACTGGGGCTTCGCTGGAAATAGACATGGAAACGCGCCGATCATCGACACTTTCCACGCGAGCCTCCATCGCATCGCTGCGAGTGACCCTTTCGCCAGCCTTACGGTCATCGCTGAGATCCATAACAATCTCATTGCCATTTTCGTCAACTTGCACAGTTTCTTGTGCAGGTTGCGGCATATTTGCGATTGCTTCAATAACATCGGCTTGGTCTTCGGTGTCAATATGAACCGAAACACTCACCATTGCGCGATTATCTTCCATAGCTTCCCTTTCGGTTGCTTCTTCAAACAAAATAGGCTTGAAGTCGTGTGATTCTAACCATTTTTTCGCTTCGGCAACAGAATATCTATTTTTGTCGAAACGAATTGCTTGAATCTCCGTAGTGCCATCTTTAATACCGTAGATGAAATCAATTCCAGGTCCTCCGGCGTCATTTTCACGCCTAAATGAGTCATATTGATCTGGGTCTTTTAGTCTGGCAGCGTGTTCATTCGGGTATGGACGGTAATCCCGATCATTTTTGATCTTTGCCCACTCACGCTCTGCCCAAGTTTTACCTGGGTCGCCACCCCATAAAGCCCAGGCGATTCTTCCGTTACTGGGATAACCATCCTCACCAGGACGGAAACCCTCAGCTTCTTTATCCACTTCGTGACGTGCGAAATAACTCACCATGCGCCCAATCGTTTCTTCAGAAAGGTCACGCCCGTTGACAATATCTCGCGCCCGAGCGATTCCAACCTCAGTTCCACCACGCCCAAACTCATTGCGCCAGTCCAGCCCTCTCTTGGCTTCTTCTTTCATGGCTTCATTGGGCGTTGGCATTTGAAACCTCCGCTTCGGTTGGCAATTTATCCCCAAACGGCTCAAAAGCCATCTTCAGACCATAAGCCTCTGCCATTGCTTTCTCAGCCTGAATTTGATCGAAGGTTTCTTCAACATCCCGACCGTATTGATTCGCCACATCCTGCATAGACAGAATGCCGTTCTTCAATCCAACGACCGCAGCGTTCATTTCCTTCAGAGGGTCAACCCAAGAGAATCCGCGAGCGCGGAAAACCGTAGCCTCAGCGAACTTGTCGAATTTACTCGCCGGAAGGTTAACAATCCCGTCTTCCATGATCGACATCAGCCATGCGCGATAGACAGGCTCGACAAAGTGCTGCACAAGATAATCTTGGACAACCTTCCATTGATCCCTGTCTTCTAATGAGCCTTGACGAATCGAGGAGTAACTCACGCCCTCTAGGTCGTTTGCCAAAGAGGTATAAGAAACACCCAAGCCCGAAGCAATCCCCCTGAGAACCGCTTTTT